TTAGCAATCCCAAAGTCTTCAAAGTGATACATAGCTTGATAAAGAGCGTCAATAATTGCGTCCACAACGTCGATTTTCAGCGTTGCTTTGGCCTTGTCGACCTGGATGCCAATCTTATCCTGAATAATTTCGGCATTAACAAGTGCTTTTTCCATGATTTCATCATCATCCCGCGTGATTGACGACTCAACAAAGCCCTTCTGCAGGAACTTAGTCGGATCTTTCAGCTCACTGGTACGCTGCCGAATCGGATTCAACGGCCATTCAGTGTTGATTTCCATCTGTTTGATCGCATTGGTTGCTCCCCACGCGTCATAGCCGAAAAACAGGACCTTAAGATCATTGTCGGCTACGAAATCAAGCAGCCATTGATAGACCTGGTCGTCATTTATCAAGCCTTGCGGATGGCTGGTGATTGTACAGTAGCCTTTTCTTGCTAATTCCCGATACTCAATCCCGTCTTGCTTTTCCTTGGCCTCGATTGAGCCGGCTTTTTGCCACGGGATAAAGCTATGCTGCTTGACATGCCATTTCTGGTTGCCGTCAGTGTACGGGAATACAAAGGCAATAGCTGTGTTGTCTGAAAACATAGAGTAGTCAAAGCCGATATAGACATGTTGGCCACGAAAACTAAAATCATTTTTAACCGCTCGCTCAATGTCGGCCAGTTTTAGAAATGAGTTAGTAGCTTCCTGGAGCCACATGTTCAGGTTCTTGTTTTGAAAACGGTCGATATGGCCGGCCATTGCCTCGTTGTTTCGGCTGTTAGTCAAGCCTTTGAATAGCACTTCTTTTTGGCTGTCCAAGTAAAGCAACGGGTTCGACTTGTACCATGTTTCAGGCTTAAAGGTTTCATCAAGGCTATCTTGACACCAGATCAGTCCCAGATAGTTGTCACCATCACGCTTATAGTCCTGCTCCATGATCGTTTGAGCCAGCTTCTCATCAGCATGATATGGCACTGTCGGGTCTGGGTAGGCTGTTGAGATCTCAATGTACTGATGATTAGGCACCTTAACTTGACCGGAAGTAATCTTTGCTGAGCCTTCATCAGTGTGAATATTGCCGATTTCGTCAAATACCGCCGTTTTGAAGTGGTAAGAGTCGTACTTCCCTGAGTTAAACGTGATTGGCCGGATAACGTTGTTGACTTTGCGCATCGTAATCTTATTGTGCAGTACGGCCAACTCAACTTCCTTGGCAAGCTTGCCAAAAACAGGCTGCTGCTCGATAATTCTTGGAATCATGCTGCTGATATAGCCAAAAAGCTTACCGGTCTGGTCTGCATTTTCGGCAGTAACAAGGTAGTCTTGGTTGGATAGCCCCATTGACTCAATCAGATACGTATAGCACATGTAGATAGCCATGAGATAGGTCTTACCTTGACCACGTGCCACCGAAAGTATGCAGCGGTCAAACCGTTTTAAATTTGACTCATCCCGCCAGCCGAATAGCATACAAAAGATGAACTTCTGCCAGTCCATTAGCGGAACAGGCACGCCGGTATCAACGTTCGGGGCAATCGACGCGAATTTAAGGATCTTATGACATTCTTTAGCGCTGTAGTGATAGTGAAAATCGGCATCCCCCACACGTTGCAGGTCTCTCAGATGTCTAAAAGCGGCTAGTTTGATCAGATATACAGTCAGAATCTTTTCATCAAGCACATCAAAGGCGTACCGTGTGCCAGAATCTTGATACTGTTTGCGGATATCATCAAAGTTGATGCTGTGATAAGCCCCAAGCACGTCATGTGTTTGCGTCAAATCAATTTTCAACTATACCAACCCCGCTTCTTTCATCTGATCGCTGATTGACTTCTCTTCCTTCTGGCTTGCAATCTGCATGAGGTCCTGTCTACCCTTAGGCGTTAGGCCAAGCTGAATGCCAATCGAGTTAAGCTGCTTGTTTGCATCGGTCATGATTCCGACCGCTGGATTCTTTCGATATCCGGTGAAATCCTTGCCGATAATCTCGCCGGCTGCGTTCTGTAATGATGTGAACAGCTTGGTCTGGATGCCGTTTTCCTGCACGTCAGCATACGCCTGACGATATATTTCGTACTGAGTGCAGTACTGTTCAACCATGCCGGCATCGATTCGCTGGACCCGCTCGGTGCTCTCCAGATATGGCACTATTTTCCGCCAGCAAGCAGCGGCAATTGGTCCGAAATAATTAGGCGGATTTGGTGGTAAATGGCCGTGATTTTGCTTAAAAAACACCTGTTTTGGCATTTTTGACTCTCCTTTCTACGGATTTGGAACGTCCCGGAGCCCCCCTGGGGTAAAAAATTTAAAAATCGCATTTTTGTAAGAGACGGCTGAACTGTGTGCGCTCCTTTTTTTCGAGCGATTGGGGGGCGGGGGTAAATTTTAGAAACCAATTCGATAAATCCATCAAAAAAATTTAAAACGCGGGAGAACGCAATTCTGGGGCTCTCACAGCGTCATAAGTTTTGCTATAACGTCCACATCATGGATTGGCTCAGCACCAGCAATCAACTGGTTGTCTTTGCCAGTGCCATAGTGTCGTTGCTCCCAAGCTGTCTTGAGCCTATGGCAGTCTCGACAGATGGTTGCCAGGTTGGCAGTGTCTGCCTGTAGCTTGCTGTCGAACTCGATTGGTATGATGTGGTCAACGGTCTTGGAGTTCGGCTTGCCACAGTACTGGCAGACATAGTGATCACGCTCAAGCACTTGCTTGCGTAGTGACTGCCACTGCTTTGATTTGTAGAAGTGGTACTGCGCTGACTTAGTATCGTCACGATATCTTGTGACATTGTTGTACTTGCGCTGGTATTCGGCCTTGTGCGATCGTGCCCACTTCTGACGGCTGGCCAGATACTCAGCCTCATGCTCATAGTGCTGCTTACAGTAGTGATCAGGTAGCTGGCACATCGCATGGCACCCTGGTTGTCTGCAACGTCTAACTCTTGGCATGGTCAGTACCTCCTTCCCTTGTTCGTAAAACTGGTGGCTTGATAGAGTAATTAGCTGGTTTGTCTTTAACTCGTTCTGGATGCTGTTTGCGATAAATCTTGTCGGCTAGTACTAGCATCTTATGTTCTTCGTACGAGCAGACGCCTCAATCCTTATACGCTCTCATGTTGTCACCACCTTACCCAAAATAAAAAGCCCAGCCAAAGCTGAGCTAATGCAAGCGTATTATTTGTTTAATTTGAAATGATGCGTGCACACCGCTGACCACTAGCGGAATGACGGCTCATGGATCGAACCATGACATCCCCACCTGAAGTATAGGGATGACCATACCGTCTGCCTTTCTATGCCTAAGTCGAAAGACAAGAGAGTGAATTGCGCTACTCTCAACGGAAGCAGCAGGATTCGAACCTGCGAAAGTCTATAAAAGGACTTTACCAATTTAGCAAACTGGCGCTTTAAACCGCTCAGCCATGCTTCCACGCTGACGGGATTCGCCCGCCACGTTGTCCTGGCAGGTATATTGTCGTTGATAGAAATTAAAGCCAGGAAAAGGATAGGTAAGGGACTCGCACCCTTTTTTGCGCTGCGACATGATGGTTGGAACGCAGTGCCCACCTGGGACCTTCCAGCCGGTATTGGCAGAACACCGACAATGTGCTGCTGTGTGTCAGCACAATACCGCATGACGGAGTCGAACCGTCTAGCCGTGTGAGCAGCTAACCGTATGCGGTGCCTAGTTTATGGTTTGAAAAAATAAATTAAAATTCCCGTTGATGCGGGAAAGCACCATGTGGGAGTCGAACCCACGCGCAGCCGTATTTAAAACGCACACTAATCATTCACTCGTTTGTTCCCACAATACTTGAAAGGAGGTTCCATACGAACATATGGATTGAATTGAACTAATTGTTAGTCTTCATCGCAGTTGTTTCACTGATGTAATATCGTCTTGACATAATTGGCATAAAAGCTGCGTGCCCGGTGATGATGCATAAGCAGAAACCGAGTAATTAGGCTTTGTGATACAATACCACTCTATTATTATCGCACCGGTTAGAGCCTAGCAGTTACCTAGTTTGACCCTAGAAATCACCTAGTTTTGATGATATTTGACCGGAAATCCAATGACTTTAGTCAGTGGTGGTTGGCTTGACGATAAAATAAAAAAACGATACACTGTACTCGAGAATAAAGAACAGCATATCGATAACCATCAGTTAACTAACTGGTGGTTTTTTTATTTAAGTCCAAGAATACCTTGAATCAAATCATCAACTTCTCGAGGCACTTCAACATGTTCAAGCAGCTGATGCCAACGATGATCAACATCAAGCGAAGTTAGTTGATCGCATAACAGGCTACCCTTTGTCTTAGAGTCGCCAACGTTTTTTGTCCAATCAAAGGTTAGCGGATAATCACGAGGCGTTGACGTAAAAGGAATCGCCCAGACAAACGGACCATTGGCATTTAATAATTCATCACTAACCACCAGCCAAGGACGTAATCCTTTTTGTTCTCTGTTATTCTTAGGCTTAGGATCATTGGATACAAAAATAATATCGCCACGACCCAAAACATTTTTTTCTGACAATTAATGTCACCTCTTATTAATTTATTCTGTGTTAAAACGCGTTGTTACAGCTCGCACAGTGACATTAATAGAGTTCCTCGCCAATTGCACCGCCTTTATCCACAATTTCGCAAGGATAAGGCTGTGAAGAATCATAATTTTCAAATAATTTTTCCAACAATTTTTCCTTTTTAGATGGTTTTAAAATAATTTCGCCATCTTTAACTTCATATTCAAAACGATCATCTTGCTTCATCCCTAATTGGTTCAATACCTTTTTAGGAAAGCGAATTGATAGGCTATTACCCCATTTCGCTAATACCAACTCTCCTGACATGACGAAAACCTCCTTTATGTTGATATTTGAATCAACACATATATTATATAGCTTATCGATACATGTATCAACAAAAGCCGACAGTTTATGTCGGCTTTTTTGTTATAAAAATATCTGTAATGGCGGAACCAGATTGCGATTAACCTTGTACAGATCAATCGCATATTCCATGCATTGGGCAAATTGATAACAGGCTCGCTTATCAAGATTTGACCAGGTTGCATTGCCTGAAATATGCAGTGCATCCCGTACGTTTCGAACTGGCTCATTTTTGATATAGTGTTGCACCAGAATATCACGGCACATACGATCACATCCCTCTAATGCATGATTAACTGCTTGAACGGCTCTTAAACACTCAGTATGTTTGATAAAACGCTGCTCAACTCCATTATCAATACCGCTACCACCACCAGTTGCGCTGAGAGCTGGCGATTTCAGTTCTCCCCACGCTCCAGACATCCGTTTCAGTTCTTGGTAGTTATAGCCATCGTAACATTCACGATCGCTAAAAAAGGACTTAACGGCTTGTACCGTTGCTTCACGGTCAATAGGGCGGAACTCATTATCATTTATCGTCTGCTGAACCACAATGCCACTCTCCTCTGCTATAATTGACGGTGTTGATTCATTAGAGGGTCGTGCCATCATGGTGCGGCTCTTTTTTACTGCCATGCTGATCGCCTAAAGAAAGAACAGGCTCAGCATGAAGCAGATGAACCTGACTACCGTGTTGTGGACCGTCATAATCATGGCAATCGTAATTGACGCGATAGCTGCGTACTCAAATCCAATTACCAATGTTCCCAGTACTAGTTTCTTACTCATACCTAACCTCCCAAAATATGCGTCAACATCACAACTACGAATATCCAGAACAGCACACAGCCAACTACTGCGATACCTAAGCCATTAAACTTCCCCATGCGCTTTTTCCTCGTCTTCCTTATCAAATACCCAATAGCGATGATGATAATGCTTTTTGGTACTGATCATCATTGATGCTGTCCCGGTAGGCCAGTCGAAATAATGATCGCAGTCTGTTCGCGAATCAAACTCGTAGCGCTTGTATGTCTGCATATCAATACAGATCGTTGCTTTTGGATCGTTTGCTTTCTTTTTGGCACGTTCTCTAAGCTTTTCATGCAGCATGTTGACCTCTTGGCTCAGATACACGTGACGGTGATAGGTACTGTCGCTAATGCCTGCTCGTGCTTTGACCCAATTGACGTCTCTACCATTCCTGAGTGCTTCTCTCTGCTTCCTGGCGATTATGCCGTCTAGCGCAAACCAGCGCGGCGATCGAGTATCCTGCTCACAGATGGCGTCATTACCTCGATACAGCTTTATCTGTGCGCAGAACTCGTCATAGCGTGGCTGGTCTTCAGGCTTAACCGTGCCACCAAGCAGGTCCTTTGTGCGGTACTCAAACATGTAGCTGTCCTTGTACCATTCCAAATTGTCGTCTAACGTGCGATATAGTGAGTCTGTCATATTGTCACCTCCTCATCGGCGTAATCTTAACGAAAACATGCGGGTCATCGCTGTATCGCTTCCTGGCAACGATATCGGTGATGATGTTGTCATCAGCCCATAGCACGCCTGTGAGCGCATCTAACGTTGACTTGATAAAGTTATCAGTATCCGGTTTAACCGTTGGGAGAGTCTCATTTTTGAGCCTACGCTCGTACTCTGCGTTGCTAATTGACTTCTGAATACGTCGATAGAAGGTCAGCTCAACTTTGATGGCATCCTTAAAAGGACTGCCATGATACTCACGGCTTGCCAGATCATGCAGCTGTACCTTGTACGCCTTCACTTTGGCAGGGTCGTACAGGCGAATACCCTTCCCACGATGTACAGCTCTAGGCCGTTGCTGTTCGACTGGCTCAACCGCAAACCGAAACCACATGCTAATCCCGTTCTCATGCATCAATCAGTCACCTTAAAACACTCGTTATCAAGCTTGCTGTATACGTCCATATACATCTCGCCTTTATCGCCATTAAACGTACACTCGAAGTAATAGTTGGCAAACCGTGTACTTAACAGTGCCTTATGGTTCTGCAAGGTCTTACAGCACCAAACAACGAAAATATCATCGGTGCTGATATTGTCCCGACACAGCCATTCCTGGACCTTTAACTTCGCATAATTAATAAATTCTTGATTAGTCATTGTTAAACACATCCTTTGCTTTTTCCGCCAGTTCCAATGCATCATCCGCAACGTCGTGTAGTCGCATAATGCAGTCGCCGTCGAAGGCAAATTGATCGTCATCGTAGTATTCGACATCCAGTTCGTCCATCTCTTTAAGCAATTGGCTAAGTTTTCCTTGATACTCTTCTTTAGTCATGGTTATTCCCCTTTGTCATGCATAATTCCACGCTTTTCTTCAATCTGGTCGTAGTACAGCCAGTCCCTAAACTCAATCCACGCGTAGATGGCGAGCATTGTCTGCACCAGAGCATCTTCTGCCGTTGCCTTCAACTCCTCACCGACCAGTTCACATCCATATCGCTTGCAGCAGTCCTCAGCCACTTTCCGCCAGTCGTTGGTGTAGCACTGCAATTCGTCAATACAATAGCCGTAGTCCGTGTACATGCCGGTTTCGGCATCCATGTAGTACATGACCCCATCGTTGTTATTGTCGATGAACTCGGTCACGTACTCGATGCTCTGCAGCTTGTCACCGCGATAATACTTGTGCTCTTCAACGGTTAGACTCATGATGAGATCGGCAGAGCGTC